CATCAGCAGTTGAAACAACAGATGAGAAAAAACCTAACGAAACTAAAAATAATCCAGAATCAGTTACAGCTGAAACAACTACACCAACTAATACAGGGAATCCGCAGTAATGGCAATTGATGGACGTAGTGGTAGACCCCAATTAGTTAAGGACCCAGGTCCTTATGAAGCAATAGTTGTATCACATCTAGATCCAAAAAAGATGGGAACACTATCAGTTGAACTATTAAAGAATAGTAGATCAGGTAACCAAACAGAACGTAGTGGACAAATTGTACAAGTAAAGTATATGTCACCATTTGCTGGATCAACACCTATTAATGGCAACACAGCAAACGATGACTTTGCAGGAACACAAAAAAGTTACGGTATGTGGTTTGTTCCGCCAACACCAGGAACAAAAGTTCTTGTTGTATTTGCTGAAGGTAACCTAGCAAGAGGTTATTGGATTGGTTGTATTCAAGATACATATATGAATTGGATGACGCCGGATCCTTGGAGCGGCACAACAGCAAACAATTATGATCCTAATTTAAAATTACCAGTAGGTGAATTTAACAAACGTTTACAAACAGGTAAAGGTACAGATCCTAGTTTATATGAGAAGCCTGCAAATTTAGACTTCTATACTATACTTGGTAGACAAGGTCTGCTAAATGACGATGTAAGAGGCCCTGCTAACAGTTCTAGTAGGCGTAATTTGCCCAGCAGTGTGTTTGGAATATCAACACCAGGGCCAAGAGATAAAAGAGACGGTGCTCCTAAAGCTACAGTAGGCTCTTCAGAAACAAGAACACAAAGATTTACAAGTACACTAGGCGGATCAAGTTTAGTATTTGATGACGGTGACGAACGTTATGTAAGAAATAGTTTTGCTCAAAGCGATGCTCAACAATACACAGATTTAATTGGAGAAGAAAATCCAACATCTGGTCTTAAACAAGTTCCTAAAGGTGAATGTGTACGTTTAAGAACTAGAACAGGTCACCAAATATTATTACATAATTCAGAAGACTTAATTTACATTGCTAATGCACAAGGTAGTTCTTGGATTGAAATGACTGCTAATGGTAAGATTGATATCTATGCACAGGACAGTGTAAGTGTTAGAACACAAAACGATTTGAATATAAGTTCAGATAGAGATATAAATTTAGCCGCGGCAAGAGATATTAATATGAATGCCGGGCGTGACTATAAACTTACTGTATCAAATAACAGTGATGTTAAAGTTGGCGTTGATCATAAAATTGACGTTGGCTCAAATAATGATATCTATGTAGGTGCTGATCAAAAATTATATGTAGGTGCAACTAGAAATACAATAGTAACAGGCGCACATACTATTAGTAATAAAGCAACACTTGATATTAATACAACAGGTGATAGAAAAGATACACAAGCAAACTTAGATCTAAATACAGGCGGCTATAACTATCTTACAGCAGGTGGCAATACTGATATACTCAGTGGAGGCAATCATACAGAAACTGCCGCACAGATTCACATGAATGGCCCAGCGGCTACATCAGCGGCCACAGCAGGCACAGCGGCAACAGCAGTAGTTGCGGCACCAGCACTTTGGCCTGTTAGAGTTCCTGTACATGAGCCTTGGAATGCACATGAACATTTAGATCCATTAACATTTGTTCCTAGTTTTTCACAAGCAAGTGCTTCGCCAAGTCCTGCACTTAGAGAAACAACTCCGTTGGTTAATACAGATGCAGATGCTTCTGTTACTAATACAACAAATACGTCAGCGGCTAACCAAGGCGGGCCACAATCAGTAACTCCGGGTGTAGTTGGACCAATAGGAAATCAACCTGCTAATCCTGTACCAGTAACTGATTTACAAGAATACTTCTTAAGTGTAATGATAAAGAAAGCAGGACTAGATCCTGCTAATGCACTTAAAACAGCAGACGCTTCAAAACTTGCTCCAGGTGAAACACCAGGCAATGCAGAAGCACTTGGTATGGCTATGGCACAGATACAAGCAGAGTGTAGTTTTAAACCTAGAAGTGAAAACTTAAATTATAGTGCTAGACGTTTACGTCAAGTATATCCAAGTCGTGTTAGAAGCGATGCGTTTGCACAAGAACTTGCGGCCGCAGGACCTGCCGCTATAGGTAATACGTTATATGGTAACAGATACGGCAACGCACAAAATGAAGGTTACAAGTATCGTGGTAGAGGACTTATTCAGTTAACGTTTAAAGGCAATTACGAAACATACGGCAGAAAAGCCGGACATCCTGAAATTGTTGAAAACCCAGACTTAGTTAATGATCCGGAAATTGCAGTTGCAATAGCGTCTGCATATATTAATAGTAAATCAATAAGTTGGGATAGTTTCAATTTTGGTACACTAGGAAACGAATTTAGAAAAGCAGTTGGTTATGCAAACCAAGGCGGTGCAGAAACTAACAAGCGTATTGGACTAGGTAAAGGTTTTGCAAGTAAAATGATAACTGGTGATCTTGTAACTAGAGATAGCATTACAACAGAGCCAGCAGGCACTAATATTGAAGCAGGAAAACGTGTAGAAACTCCAATATCAGGTCCACAATAAGTAGGTAAATATAGACATGAGTACACAAGAGAAAAGACTGTATAAAGATGTTACAGTAAAGTCAAATAAAAGACCGCAACCGCAGGTACAAAGTAGAGCCTATAGAGGTATTTCTACAACAAATCCTGAGAACACCAGTTTTAATCTTTACGATATTGCACTCATTAAACAGGATATCATAAACCACTTTCACATTAGAGTAGGTGAAAGACTAGAGAATCCAGAATTTGGAACTATTATTTGGGATGTCATTTTTGAACCAATGACAGATGGCTTAAGAGATGCTATCGCAAGTAATGTAACAGATATTATTAATTATGATCCGAGAGTAAGCGTCGAACAAGTTACAGTAGACACTTATGAAAGTGGTATTATGGTCGAGTGTACACTTACATACTTGCCTTACAATATTTCTGAAAGTATGCGTATGAAATTTGATGAAGATAACTCAATTTTATCATAGAATTAAATACGCACTTTACCGTTCTGAATAAATACTGTAACATATAAAGGAAGCAAAGTATGTCAACAACCGACAGACAAAACAGACTATTACTAGCTGAAGATTGGAAGCGAGTATATCAGTCTTTTAGAAATGCAGATTTCCAAAGTTACGACTTTGATAACCTGCGCAGAACAATGATAAATTACCTCCGTCAGAACTATCCGGAGGATTTCAACGACTACATCGAATCAAGTGAATACTTGGCATTGATTGACCTTATTGCTTTCTTAGGTCAAAATATGTCTTTCCGTGTTGACCTTAATGCAAGAGAAAACTTTTTAGAATTAGCAGAACGTAGAGAGTCGGTACTACGTTTAGCTCGTTTACTTTCTTACAATCCAAAACGTAACCAATCAGCAAATGGTTTGTTAAAATTTGAAACAATTAGTTCTACAGAAGAGCTATATGATTCAAACGGTACTAACTTATCTGGACAAACAGTTATTTGGAATGATGTTTCAAACCAAGACTGGTATGAGCAGTTTATTAAAGTAATGAATTCTGCACTACCTGCAAACAGTGTATTTGGTCGTCCTGTAAAAACTGATACTGTTAATGGTATTAGTGTTGAGCAGTATAGAGTTAATGGCGTAAACGTAGATATTCCTGTATTTGGATTTAGTAAAAACGTTGATGGTAAATCAACACAGTTTGAAATTACAAGTACTAATGTTGAAAGTGGTAACATTGTAGAAGAATCCCCACTACCAGGAAACAATTTTGCATTCCTTTACAGAGATGACGGCCAAGGTGCTGGATCAAACAATACAGGATTCTTTGCACACTTTAGACAAGGACGTTTAGATCAAGGTAACTTCTCAATAGCAACTCCAAGTTCAAACCAAGTTGTTGCAATCGATGCTGTAGATGTTAACGACACAGATGTTTGGTTGTACAAATTAGATGACATTGGTAATGAAAACGAGTTATGGAGTAAAGTTGATGCTGTAGAAGGTAACAACATTGTTTACAACAGTTTAAATAAAAATATTAGAAACATTTATTCAGTATTAACTAGAGTTGAAGATAGAATTAGTTTAATATTCTCAGATGGTACATTTGGTGCATTACCAAAAGGTACATTTAAAGTTTACTACCGTGTAAGTGATAACAGAACATTTGTTGTAAGTCCAGCAGAACTTATAAACATTACAATTACTATTCCTTACAGAAGTAAATTAGGAACATCAGAAAATCTTACAATAGGCTTAGAACTAAAATACCCTATTGAAAATTCAAGTACTTCAGAAACTAATGCAAGTATTAAAGCAAATGCCCCTGCAACATACTATACACAAAATAGAATGGTTACAGGCGAAGACTATAACGTTGCTCCATTAGGTGTAAGTCAAGAAATTATTAAAGTTAAGAGTGTAAACAGAACAGCAAGTGGTATTAGTAGATATTATGATTTACTTGACGCTACTGGCAAATATAGTAAAACTAATTTGTACGGTAAAGACGGTATACTTTATACACAGAACTTAACTAGCAAAGAAGTATTTTCTTTTACAACAAAAACAGACATTGAAGGTATTATTAAGAATCAAATAGAAGTTATTCTTAAAAATTATAAAATTAAAAACTTTTATTACTCACAGTTTGCAAAAATAATTGTAGAAGAATTAGGTGCAAGATGGAATCAAGTTTCGTCAGCAACTAATTTAACAACAGGTTACTTAACAGACATTGATAGTACAAAATTAAGAGTAGGTTCATTTACAGGTTCTACGTTACAATATCTTGAACCAGGTAGTATGATAAAGTTTATTGCACCACCAGGCTATCACTTTATGTCAGATGGCTCTCATTCACTTATGGCAGGTAATGCAGATCATCCTAATGCAATAACTTACAAATGGACAAAAGTTATAAGTGTTAACGGCCCAGGTGTTGACAATACAAATGACGGCTTAGGTGCTATTGTTCTTAACGATATTATTCCAGGTCCAATTAATGGCGATCTTTCAACTGCTCCTATTATACAAGAAATTAAACCTGTGTTTACTACAGCAATCGAAAATCAAATTAAAACTCAAATTATTGATCAAGTGTTTACTTACAAAACGTTTGGTTTAAGATTTGATTTTAAAACATCAACATGGCGTGTTATAGTAGAAGACGATCTTGATATCTTAAATGCATTTACTACAGGTAAAACAGGCGACATAACAGGACAAAACTTAGACAGTAGTTGGTTATTGTTATTCCAAACAGACGGAGAAACATACACAATTACATATCGTGGACAGCGTTATGTGTTTGAAAGCGATAAAGAAATTAGATTCTATTACGACAATTCAGATAAAGTATATGATCCATTAACTAACGAAGTTGTAAAAGATAAAATTAGTTTAATGAGTATTAACACACAGCCAACTAGTACAGGATATGCACTTACTCCGTTTACAGTTCCTTTCAATTGGGAGATTGTAAATGAGTATAGAGATAAAGAAGGCTATGTAGATAGTAAAAAGATTGAAGTTGGATTTTATGACAGCGACGATGATGGTGTTGTAGATGATCCAGAAATTTTTGATAAGTTTATTACAACATCGTCCACAGGTAAATTTATATACCAAAAACAATATACTACAACTGATGCTGTAGAAGATTTTAGATATGTAAATGCTTCAGATGAAAAAATTACAGCAGTAGAAACAGAAACAGTTATTACAAATGCTGGCATTGAAAGTTACGCAACAGGTACAGTGTTTTATATTATAGATAAAAATATTTTTAAAATTTATAATACAACAACTGAAAAATTAGAGCTAACAGTAAACTTTAGAGCTTACACAGGTAGAGATGGAATCATATTCCAATATGAGCATTCAGCAGACGAAAGCAATAGAATAGATCCAAGTAGCTCTAACATTATTGACACTTATGTATTAACAAGATCATATGATACAACTTATAGACAATATGTTGCAGGCGCACTAGCAACAAAACCGTTGCCGCCAAGCAGTGATGTATTGTTTATTAACTTTGGTGAACAAATAAACAAAATTAAGTCAATTAGTGATGAAGTAATTTATCATCCAGTTAAGTACAAAGAGCTGTTTGGTATTGGAGCAAGCGACGACTTGAAAGCATCATTTAAAATTGTAAAAAATACAGATAAAGTTGTTAATGAAAATGAATTAAAAGCAGGCGTTATCACAGCAATTAATGAATTCTTTGCTATAGAAAACTGGGAGTTTGGAGATACATTTTATTTTACAGAGCTTAGTGCTTATGTAATGACACAACTTGCTCCGAACTTAGCGGCATTTGTTATTGTTCCTACACAAGACTCACTTACTTTTGGTAGTTTGTTTGAAGTCAAGTCAGAAGCAGACGAAGTGTTTATAAGCAGTGCAACAGTTGATAACATTGAAGTTGTTACAACTCTTACAGCAACTAAATTAAAATCACAAGGTGCAATAGTTAGCACAACACAAGACGTAACTGCTAGTCAAGCAGTAGCATCAAGTATTGATAGTTTGAACTTAGGTAGTAGTTCAAGCAATGTAAGTTCGAATCAAAGCAGTTACTCACCTAGTTCAAGTAGCAGTAGCAGTAGCAGTAGCAGTAGTTCAAGTAGCAGTAGCTCAAGCAGTTCAAGTAGCAGTAGCTCAAGCAGTTCAAGCAGTTCAAGTAGCGGCTCAAGTAGCAGTGGTTCAGGTAGTAATAGCGGAGGATACGGTTACTAATGGCGTATGAAAATAACCAATCAGATTTTCCATTACCAGTAGGCGGTAATGAAGGAAGTCGTAAAAGTGAAAACTTACTTCCTAAGTACTTTAGAACTGATGCTAACAGTAAATTTTTACAAGCAACATTAGATCAATTAGTACAGCCAGGCGTTGCAGAAAAACTCAACGGTTACTATGGTAGACAAATATCTAAAGCATACAATGCTGACGATAATTATGTAGGCGATATATCTACACAAAGAGAAAATTATCAGTTTGAACCTGTAACACTTATAAAAGATGAACTAGACAATGTTACATTTTATAAAGACTATAATGACTATCTAAATCAAATTAAAAGTTTTGGTGGCAACACAGAAAATCAAGAAGTATTAAATTCACAAGAATATTATGCATGGCAACCACACATTGACTGGGATAAGTTTAGTAACTTCCGTGAATACTATTGGCTACCATATGGTCCACAAACTGTAAGACTTGCAGGACAAGAACGTGGCGTAGAAAGTACTGTTGAAGTATCATTATTTAATAATGTAGACAACGTTGCATACAAGTTTTCATCAGATGACTTAGTAAACAATCCAACACTTATTTTATACAAAGGCCAAACATATACATTTGACATTGATACAATTGGTACACCAATTACATTTAAAACAAAAAGAACTTTAGAATCTAGTTTTAATTATAACGATGGCGTTAGTGCTCAGGGTGTTGAAAAAGGTACAGTA